CGAGATTTTAAACATTTAGACACTTATATTGCCGAAATTTTGGCAACTGATGAATTCCAGAAACTTATATATGATAGGGGAATTCGTCATGCTAATTCTTACTCATTGAGACTTAAAAGTAAATTACAACAGTACTATGGCTGGACTTCCAATAAAGATGTTGAACACGAGCATTTTAAAGATTATTTAAACGACACTGTGGCAGGGGTATGCTTGGGAATACTGACAACAGCCGCAGGAGCCTTCTTAGTGATGTGCCCCCCAGCCTTAGCTGGTGTTGTTGTCGTTGGTGTGGCCACGACCGTGCTCGTACCGTTGGTTCAATACGCACGTTATTATGATGAGGATAGTTTTATTCACTGGATGTTGAAAAAATTAAATAAAATTGTGCCTACCAAGGATAACCAATTTGTTCCAGCATTCAGAAATAAACATGCAAAGTTTGCAGCGTCCCTTGTTCCACCAGAATCTATAAATTATGAACAGCGAAGAGGAGCCAAAATTGAGCGTAAATACACACCTGTTGAAATGACTGATGAACCAGTAGTGGAGTATGACGCTATTGGGTTTTATGCCGATGCTCCTGGTGAAATACCCTTACAAGTTGTTCAAAATATAGACTCAGGTTTGTCACAAAGGTTTTTGAACCCACCCGATCCTGATCCAATGCATGAGGCGGCCTTCTTTGTATGGGCCACAAATCAACTTAAAAAATATATGCCTGTTTTTGATATAGGACCCGTAAGTGAACTTAAATATTGTATTGAACATTGGGGCACCAAAAGAGGCACTAGAATTTATAATAAATATCTTAGTAAAGGAATTCCTATTAAGGTAGTTCATACGTTCTTCATGAAATTGGAAGTTTATGTTGGTAAAAGAAAAGGAACAATGAAAACGAGACCAATATTTAGTTGTCCAGAAATGATAATCGCTCATTTTGGAGCATATTTTGCCAAGTTGGGCAAGTTGATGGCTAAGCATTGGAACTACCACAACAACATTTTTTATGCCTGTTCTGTTACACCTAGTCAACTAGGTTATGCTGCTGAAAAAATATTTTCCAAATATAAATATAAGTTTGAGCACGATTTTAAGAGCTATGACGGTTTGTTAACCTATTCAATGCTGCAAATTGAGCAATATTTTTTAAAAAATCATGTTAAGGGCATGCCAGCCGATATTGATAACTTATATGACCAATGGGGCATGACAACAGCAACTGACAAAACTGGTCAACTCAAACTTAAAATGATGCATGGTAGAAGATCTGGAGATTTGCCAACTGGCCAGTTCAATAGCTTATTAAACGTTCTTATAATGGCCTATGTTCTAGAATGTGAATTACCAGAAATTGGTATGATGGTATTAGGAGATGATAACCTTCTTGGAACTGATAAGTATGTGGCTCCAGACGTGATTGCAAAAAGAATGAACATGTTGGGACTTGAAGGAAAACTTATTGAAAGACATAATATTGAGGATGCCGAATTTTGCAGCGGAATTTTTTGGAATATAGGAGGAAGATACAAATGGGGTAGCAAACCAGGCAGAGTACTATTTAAAAATTGGAATCTTAGTAGAAGACCACCAAGAGAATGGTTGGGAATACTTAAATGTAATTTTATTTCAGCATTACCCGTGGCGATGCATGTCCCAATCCTGGGAAAGGCCTATAAAGCAGCTTTGAAAAATTCAGGAGAAATTAAATTAATACGTGATACTAGGGGATTAAACCCATTTCGCCCGCGTGGTGGTGTTTGTGATCAACCCACTTTAGAAACGTATACACAATTTTGCCGAAGGTATTCTATGTCTATGGACGAAGTAATAGGAATAGAAGAATGGTTCACAGATAATATTGATATTTACTCATTTCCTATGAAGCTTAACGGAAATTGGTTCAATAAAATATTTGAAGTCGATAATGACTGTGAGTGGTTCCCAAATCCATCAATTAGAGATTCCCAACCAAAAAAAATTAAACCAATTAAAACTAAGGAACGTGTTCAATATGAATATGAGGCTGTTAATATAGCTCCGATAGAAGAAGAAATAGAGAAATTAAAACAAGGCAAGTTTGAACTTATTCCAACTTTGAAAGCCGCTTATAAGTTTGGACTGGAAGAAAATTTGGAATATAGATGTACTGGACGTGAGTATTTACACATGTTATTTTCAACCGTGTCATACTTCAATGTTGAAAAAGGAGTTAAATTACACAGGGCCTTTAATAAAAGGCAAATAGCACTGCATGAAAATTCCAGTATTACACCAATGTGTGCCACCAGGAAAAAACAAAAGAAAAATAATGCGGCTCCAAAAGTTATGATGAAGGCTCTTCAAGCTAATACCGCAGTAATGAAGAAAACCAAGAATATGATAAAGTCTGTAGAAAAGAAACCCTCTCTTGGAAGAAGAGTTCTCAGAGGTGTTTTCGGAGCAGCAGGTGGGGTTTTCGGATCAGTTGGTGGTGAAATAGGCAATTACATCGGCGATAGAGCTGCTGATTTCTTCGGTTTTGCGTTAAAAGATGGCAAAACGGCTTCTGATCGATTGCCTTTTAAACATAGAGAATTCGTTGAAAATGTCACAAGTGAGGTTAGTGTTGATGGTCGTTTTACAACCTACAAAATATGTCCATCAAACGATGAGCTAATGAAAGTTGCTTCTGGCTTGTCTGACAATTATCAAAGATGGAAAGTACGCAAATTGGCGTGCGTTTACACACCTATAACAAACCCAATCACTAGTGAATCTACCGCAGGAGTAATAATGTTTGGCTATCAACCTTACATGAATGCTCCTGATTTCAACACCAGAGAAGCTCTTGAAGCCTCTAAACACGTTATGACGACACGCATATCCGATCCATTAGTTTGGGAAATTAACGTTAGTGCAAACCAAACGGTAAAAAATCGTTACATTGAACACGGCGGTGATATTGGTGATTTTGACGAGAACTTGACGTGTGCAGGTAAAATAACTGTTGCAGTATTTTCCTGCCCCACCGCTGATGTTACAATAGGTCGATTTGAATTTTGGGTTGACTTAGAAATGTCTGAAATAATTATTAATCCACTGCCTAGTCCTAGTGCCTTCAGATACAGTCG